ATCAGTCTACACTTGATGCACGTCGCCAAACAAACCTAATTCATTCAAGCTGGAGCGTATTTTACAAAGGTGAATATATCTGCGGAGCTGTTTATAACGGAGAGTCTATCATGTCTGTTTGCTTTCCGTGCGGTTTAGTGGTGTTAACTAAATCAAAAGACATTGCTAAAAAGTTTATTCGCGATTACAAAGCAGGGAGATTAGAAGCATGAAAATGAAACAGGCGCATTACAACATGATGAAGGATGCTATCAAAGCATTGCCACGCGATCAAATGCTGGCATTCAAAGCAAATGATTTAGGCAAAAACAAAGAAAAATTTTTCATATGGGGATTGTTTAAAGCGGCAAAACTACACTTTACCGCTACTGATTTTCTTTATCAGTATCTTGATGATAATCACATTGAAACAGCGCTCAAACGCATAGCCAAAGAACTAGATTACATTTAACCGGAGATATAGAAATGATTACCTTGTTACTCGATAACGACACCGTTATTCCAATGACAACACGAAAAGATATAGGCGATATGGTACACACGCAAATACTTGATGAAAATGGTGCTTTAATCGACGTTAGCGGGCGTGTAGTGGATATCATGGAGGATTACAGCGACTGGGAATAGTTCAGCGTGTAACGGCTTAAAGATAAGCCGTTATGCAGTGCGCTATTGCACTAATTAACTTAAACCGGAGATATAACATGAATACATTTTACGACGTGGTAGTTGGATCAATTTTGACAACAATTTTCACTGTAATTTTTGTAGCTGAACTAATTATCATTTGGGGAGAATAAGCCATGTCATCATTCAAACTTGATACTAATAACGAATTTTCAGCTAAATGCCGCACCTGTTTTCCTAACTTGCGCTACCGGATGACTTTATCGATTGGCGAATGGAATAAAGTACACGGTTCAAAAACAGACTACTTTACGGTAGATGGTAAAAAGATAGGTTTTAAAATTGTGCGCCATTATGACCGCAAGGGGTTGCCAATTTATAACGACAAACAACGCATTTATATTTACACTGGAGAATAACCATGATGACCTTTAAACAATACATTGAATCACTAAGCGCTGAATATATTCAAATGCTTCACATGGAGGACGTTCACTTGTTCCAAGCATACAAAGAATATGTTACTGCGTGGAAATCACTCGAAGCAGAATACGGGGAGATTAAAAATGCTGTTCGCTAAAAAGGCAATGAAAGTAAAAGTTCCTAAAGCCTTAAAAGTTTCACGCGGTAGACCTAAAATTGATCCGCGTAAAAAATCCAGACATTATCAATTATCAATACAGGGAGATTTAATTGATTTTCTTGAAAGCGCTGGACTCAAATCAAAATCGGCTTTTGTGAGTTTAGCAATTCGGACGATGATGGAATTCAAAAAATACCGCTCACTGCCGTATGACAAATGTTTAGATTGTGGTTGCGATATGACAGCGCCACTCAATCCAATGGACGGTGCAAAAACATACGTTGATGAAGATGGTAGAGTGTTAGATGTTTTTGTTCAATGTGAAGGCTGTGGTGGTCGTGCTGGACATAGGCAATATGATCCGAAAAACCACGGACTAGAATCAGAATAAAATATTAGCCGGTTAACTGCCGGCTTTTTTGTCTGCGACAAAGCGACACACTGGACATAGTTTTTTCTATTTATATATTTTTTATAAATCAATTCATTTTTTAGCCAATTTATTAATTATTTCTCTTAACCAATTATTATACAAAACTATGTCTACTATGTCGCAGAGAGTAGAAAAGGTAGATAATATAAGGGTTAGAGGGTGCTACATAGTGAGTTTAAAACTATGTAGCAAATACATAGTTAGTTTGTCGCAGACAAAATTTTGCTTTTTATGTCTGCGACACTGTTTAAAATCTTAAATCTTGTAATACTCCTTAACTTTCTTGATTGCTTCATTCTCGTCAAACGTGCTTCTACGCCAAATCGTGTGTTTTTTCCGCCCTCCATCGCTTGTCGGTACATCGATTCTCTTGTGAACTTTCTCGTAGCCAATTTGTAAAAGTATTCGAGTTAGCGCTGACGTTTTCGGGAGCTTTAAAACTGAAGGTTCAAACTCCTCAAAATTAAGTTTTCCCAGCAATGTAATATCAACTATGTTTTCGTTAATGACCTCACAATGGTAATGCGCAATCAAATCTTTTACTTCTTCAAATTCATGCGACACAGAATAGCCGATCATCTTTTCACGCGACAAGGTTTTAGGCGCTCGACCTTTCGCTGAAAAGTCTGGACTTATTTTCCGGTTCATAAAGTAATGGCAAAGCGCATCCATCCGCCTATCAGTTTCTAAAAACAGTTTCTCAAAATACCTGTTGGTTTCCTGCTCACCACCAAGCAGTGCAAACAAATGTTCCTCCGACTGACAGCGACTATACAAAACGCAATAACGTCGATCACCATTGGTAATCGGCAGTGCATCTTGATAATTGGTCAAAAGAAAATACGACGTGAAATTCGGAACAGTCCGCGAATTAGAAAACTTTTCCTCAATTTGAATCGTTTCGTTTGTAATGTAAGGTTTCATCGTATCGATAATCGACCATCTGTTATCGCCCGATAGCCGTATCTCCTCAACGATATTCAGCACTGAACCATACGCCCATCCGCTAAATGTACCTTTCGTGAATTGCTTAGGATCGAGCTGAGTGGCATTGCTCCCAAGTATCCCCTGCAATATCTTTGTAAAGTATGTTTTACCGCCACCTTGCGTACCCTGTAAAAGTACCGCCCAGTTCACCTTGCTACCAATGTTTTGCACAATGTGGCACATCCAGTCCAGCAATATCACTCTTTCTTTAGGTTCAACAAGTGTAAATTCCAAGTGTTTGAGCATCATATCGACGACTGCAAGTCCATCCGCATCCATCACTGCACATGGCTCAACGCCCCTTTTCTTGTACGAGTTTACATATCGCAGTCCATCGTTATCATTAACGAAAATCCCATCGTTCTTACTTGCCCAGTACATGGTATCGATTACCGTGTCCATTTTCCAATCGACCAGCGCCATCGACGATGCTGACCTTTCCGCAGCGACGCATTCATCCATGCGATCAAACTCCGCGTTGAAGGCTTCGCGCTTGATAGAGTAGCCGTGCTTCAAGTTATGGAACTCCATCGGGCGCTGTACATAAACCCAGTTACGCAACCAAGACGGCATCTCCTCAACAACCAAGCCACCTTTCTTCGGTGGGCAAAGCTCACGAACAATAGCCGACTTCGTCATCCCTTCGCCTTTACCCCATCGATCATAAATGTCCTGTGCGATTTGCTGACGCTTGGTTAATGTCACCGCGCTGAGTGGTAATTTACGCAACTTATTGCGCACATCCTCATACGCCCTGTCATTATCAACCGACAGACCTTCCGACCCAGTGACAAAGATTTCTTTCACCTGCCGTTCGACAATCTCCCCAACACTTACTCCGCTGTCTTTAACCATCTTAATGACCGTGGCAAACGTCAACGGGCGCACTTTCTTTTCCGTCTTGAATGATTGCCATTTGTGGTCAATATCTACCGCGTTGAACTTATCCGAGTTAGCAGACCAGTGAAGCCAAAGTAGTTTCCCATCATCCGATCCGCGATATTGATGATGTAATGCTTGCCCGACGGTAATCCACGTCGAGTAATCGCCTGCCGATTCAACCAGTGCATCGAGATTAGCTTCTACTAGTGCATCACTGACATCAATCGGCTCATGCGCGAGTGCAAGTGCTAGTCCTTGCATATCGTCCGAGTCATCATCCGTATCATCTACGTCGAATTCAGTTGTCAAGGAATACTTGACAGTTCCCTGCACCAGCTTTTCAACAGGAAAGGAAAGCGCTATATCTACATCAACCTCACTGCCTTCCATCACCATGACAAAAGACGACTCAATCGAACCAGCGCTAACACTTGGCATATACATAAACTGAGCAGGCTTAAAAGCACTGTCATCAATAATAAAACTGCTAAACTCCGACGCGAACCAGTGCATCACGGCAACGTACTCCTCCGCGCTGACCTCCCGTGACAGTGGCAACACTATACGAAAGCGATTAGCGTCATCTGTACTACGCCATGTTGAGTACGCAACCAGCGCAAAGCCTGTCATCTCCAGCTCGAACTCAATCTCTCCTTTAGTCATTGCGCATTCATCAACGTCAATGGTCAAAAGCGAACGCCCAAGCAGGTTCTCCGTGTTGCGATAACCACCACTGAACCCACCGCCACAGAACCAGCCTTCCTGCTCTTTGGTCTTTGCAACTTTGTGCTTACCAAGTACAGTGCAAATTCGCTCCCATGTCACCTCCACATTGCGACAGACAGCACTGTTCTTATCCCCGCGACTTATGCGGTACGTTTTAGTAGACTCCACCATAAACAATCCTCGTTATCTTTTAATTATTGGTAAATCAACCGCTTTAATTGCCCCATCGGTTAATTGCTCAACCTGTATCGCCCTGTTTGCCGGTATCTTTCCTTCAGTTACCCAATACGACACCGCTGCTTTAGTAACACCTAATTTCTTTGCTAACACAACCTGCTCACCACCAAACCACTGCACCACATCGTCAACGGACACACCGTCATTAATTTCTTCATTTTCCATTTGCATCTCTTTGTGAGTTAAGTTAAGATTGACTCTCATTTTACAACAACAGAGGAAAAACACAATGAATGATTTAACAATACTTACAAACACCCAACTTGGTGAATTCATT